CATCAATCATAATTGATTGAGACATTACAACTTGACCAACGTTTGCAACGTTATCGCCGACAGTTGTACCTGTAGTATTTGATATCGTTCCCGCTTTAATCGGTCCCGAAAAAGTAGTTGTTGCCATATTATATTCCTCCTGATTTTAATAATTTTTTATATTTATTTTTCATTTTTTTTCTCCTTAAATTTTATGTGGGGCCGAAGCCCACACTAATTAGTTATTATAAATCTGCTGCGTCTTGAACAGAATTATTTTGGATGTACATTACAGTAACTGTAGCTGCACCAGTAGTACCATCACCATTAGCACCTGTAAAGTCAGCTAAAACTTGAATGTCAGTTGTGCCAACATCAGTTGCCTCTGTATCTAAAGTACCGTGAGTAGTTGCTAAAGCTTTAACACTTAATGCACTAATAAATGCATCTGCATCTGCAATTGTTCCTACTGAAATTGTTGCTACACCTGTATCATTATTTACTGTAGTTACATTTACAATAACATCTACGATTTGTGAGTTTGCTGGAATTACTGCACAAACTTGATTTAAGTGTGATGCACCTATGATATCAGCTTTTACAGACTGAGCCATAGTTACAAAACCTACGTTTGCAATGTTAGTTCCAACAGTTGTTCCTGTTGTATTTGAAATCGTTCCCGCTTTTACTGGTCCCGAAAAAGTAGTATTTGCCATTTTATTATCCTCCTAGTTATTTCCACATAGTCTCTAGGCCGTCGACTATACTCGTCTATGCAGAATTTAATTGTATAGTAATGATTTTATATATTAGATTTTAATGAAGTGCAAGAGAGTTTGTAGTGGAGTTGACGTTTCCAACGATTTAGTAGCGTTTAATTAAGTAGCTACTGAAACTTGAGGTGCAGCATCTTCTATTTTACTAATATGACTAGCTTCTTTAGCTTCTGCCATCTTAATATGATTAATAACTTCTTTAATTTTGTTATCAATCTTAACCATATCGAGAGTATATCTACCCTCGTCGTTATAGTGCTGCTCCCACTGTAGTTCTAGGCCCCTCTTCTGTTTGTAAAGGGATTGAACGTGTGTTTGCATCATTAACCTCCTCATAGGTTATCCAAGTTTTACGTTTATTGTAAAAACTTGATTCTTCCCATACTATATCAGATTGTCCTACTTTGTCAACTATTGCATTATTAAATGCCTCATCGTTATCTTCACAAGTTATTTTAAACTTTGTGTAATATCCTCTGGATCTGATTTGTACAATAAAGGTGTTCATATGAGTTTTTCTTTCTACCATAAAAAAAGGGCGACCACAAGGATCGCCCTAATTTATTTTTAGTTAATCAAATGATTACGCACCTGGAGAACCGAACATACCTCTAGGGTCAGACCAGCCGAAGCTGTATCTTTCTCTAGCTTTGTATCTTACGTTTCCAGTATCGAAGTCACCTTCCATAGCTGTTTTGATTGGAGCTCTAACAAACATTTTCATACCATTAGGTACGTCAGTTTTGATAAAGAACGCATCAGAATCAGTTAAGAAATTATTAACCACATAACCTTGTGGAATCATTCCCATAGAAACGATTGCGTTGATATCATTGTCAGCTGTTCCAACTCTACCTTGAGTCTTCATCAGTCTCTCAGCAGTAAATTGTAACTCAGAAGGAATTATCATTTTAACAGCTCTTGCAGCAATTTTTAAACCTCTTTCATCAGTGAAAGCAGCGATATCAATAATCGACTGTTCTAATGAAGTTTCGTTTAAATCTGCAGGCGTTGATAATTCATTTCTGAATGTACCAGCAATAGTTGGATGTGCATTAGATAATAATGCAACTCCGTCTCCACCATCAAAAGCATCGTCAAACGCATTATTTAATACGTTTGCAGCTTTTACTTGTTTGGTGTTTGCCATAGATCTTGCTAATGCTTTTGTATATCTAGAAGCTAATCTATCATACAAGTTATCTTCAATCGCTTCTTCAGTGATTGAAAATGCAAGAGCAATTGTCTCGTGCGTGTATCTAGCAGTGAAAGTTTCTTGAGCGTTGTCAAATGTTACAGCAGAACCTTCTGGTTTTGTCTGTGCATTTGCAAATCCAGATAACATTACTTCTTCTTCAAAAGCTCTGTCTGAATTTTCGCTGTCGAAAATTTGCGCGTGCTGATTTTCGTATCTTTTATATTCCAAGCCGAATAAAGCATTCAAACCTGGCTCTAGTTCTTTAACTAGTTGTCCTCGTGATATAGCCATAATTTATCTCCTTATATTCCAGCTGTTTGTTTTAAGAAGTGCTCGTTGATAATTCCAACAACGTTAACATTTGCTGCATATGTTGTAGCATTTAGTTTTTCGCTGTTTTCAATATCTTTAGCAACTCCCAAGATTCTGAATTGTGCAGTACTAGCTGTTGTTGCACTAGTCAAAACTTCTGATTTAGAAACATAGTTGGGTGTTACACCAGCTTTGAAACTAATATCAGCGTTTGTTCCAATATTAGCAATTGCTAATGTTGAATCTGCTTGCACTTCAAATCTTTCATATGGGTCATCGGCAACAAAGCCAACAATATCAGTAGCAGTGTTTGCTGCTGCTAAGTGATTTGCCCACGTGGGTTTACTTGTTGATGCGTCAGTATAAAATATACCGTTAAGTGTTCCTAATAAAGGCACGTTTGCAGCACCAATTCTGATGAATCCAGTTGTTTGAAACTGAACAGCATCATTTTGATAAATTGCTGCAGAACTTGCTGCGATATTATATTCACTTAAACCTTGGTTATCTTTATTCTGACCAACTTTTCCAATCGCTCTCAATCCGAAAGCTGCGTCTTGGTTAGCCATATTTTTTCTCCTTAGTTTAGTTTATATGTTACCGCGTAATTGATGTTGTAAAGAAATTATTTCTTTGTACCACCAAAAGTTACACGACTTTGTCTCTCAGCATTAATAGGCATACTGGAGTGTTGTTCCTTCATAAGATCGTTATTAATTGCTTCATCTCGAGCTTGAGTTTGTTTTTTAAAAAACTCTTCCCTAGATTTTGCGATCTCTTCTGGTATCCTTGCCAACAAAAGGCCGCCAACTCCGATGACTCCCGCGTATTTTCCGTCTTTAACTGATGGATAGTTTGCTTCAGGGTATTCGTCTGCTCTTACTAATTCCCAGCCAGATCTTATTTTACCTGACATATTCTTAGTATCATCAAATCCGACTACCTCGGCTCTTATCCATCTGTGCCTAAATCCGTCTGGCGCAGGTGGTGCATCTAAAGATGATGGTGGAGTCCAAGTTTTTGGTCTTGTGTCTTTTGACCTTACCTGACTCGCACGAGAAGCTTTTATATTTTTATCTTGTTCCATATGCTTATACCTCCTTCGTGATTTTTAATTGTTTCGCATACTCTTCTAATGGCACTCCTAATTTTTTAGCGATAGCAACTTGAGAAGGTGTGAGTCTCACAGTTTTGCGACCAGAATTGTTTACACTTCGCCTCGCTGAAGCTACTATCTGTGTAGGTTTGGTCGAATTTGTATTAGTTATATCAAATTTCTGCGGAAATTCAAGTCTTATTCTTTTATCAATTTCTGCATAATATTCGTCGCTAGAAGGATCAAATCCTTCTTCGTCCGTTAGTTTTCTATGTAGATCAAATGCAGTATAAGTCATTGCAGTATCAGTACCAAACCATCTGTTTTTAGCTCCCCAAGACTCTGCTTTAGGATCTGCTTGTTCAGTTCGTTGTGGTGTAATTCTAAGCAATTCTTGCTGTTTAGGAGCAACTTTTGCTGCTTCTTCTGCCATTTGTTTGGTTTCAACAAGTCTAGCTTCTTCATATCCTAGTCTTGCGATTTCCTTTTGAGCTTCAACTTCAGCTGCAAAATCTTGCTGCTCTCTAGCTGCTGCTAGTTTAGCGGCTGCTGCTTGCATACCTGATTTGATTCGCTCTTCTCTATCTTTAACTCCAGCTTGTTCAACTGAAGAATATTTTTTTTGTAAGTTTTCTTTTTCTTCTTTTTGGATTTGAGCAAAAGTTAT